GTGTTTTTTCCCAAAAAAAAAGGGGGGCCCAAAGGCCCCCCAAAATTCAGTTGCGTTAATTCCTTACTTATAATTACATAAGGTTATTAACAGCTACCTTCCTGTAGTACTCATTCGAGTCTGCTGCAAGTGCACCAGTAGCTGCGAGAGCTGTGGTTCCACGTGCGAATGGGTTCTCAACTACGCCGTAACGAGTTTTGAAGCCAATCTTTGGTTGGAATGTATCTTCTCCAACTGCTCTTACCATCTGTAATGGAACATATGGGCAATAGAACAAGCCAGCATCAAAAGCACTTGAGCCTTTGTAACCAACAGTCATATAGTTGTCTCCTGCATATGGATCAACGTATACCTTAGTTCTGCCATTTAGAACTCCTGCAAAGGTGCTCCCTGTATCATCAACAGCTAGGTTATTTGAGTTAAGAGCTGGTGTGTAGTCTAGGACACCTGCCATTTGTAATGCTGATGCAACATCAGATCTACAAATAACTATGTTACCTTTACCACGTCTTGTTCCTCTAGCGATCGCATTTGCTTCTCTTTCGATTGCAAACATCAAGCCTTTGAATTTTTCAACCATCCAACGACCGTTTGAGTCGGTGTCAAGGTCAAATTTACCAGCAGTAGTTGTTCCTTCTTGTGCTCCAACTTTAGCAATAGTACCAACAGTTCTTACTAACTCTCTGTTGATTTCAGCTAAAATTTCAGTTGAAAGGATGTTAGCTAATTCAGTTTCAGCATCTAAGCCATGAATTGCTTTAAGGTCTTGTGCTAATTCCATTGTGTATTCAGCTTTTAAAGCACGTGACAATGCTGTCACAGCAACTTTTTCAATACTGAATGCCATTTCTGGAATTGCATTGGCAGCACCATCACCCAAGCGCTCAGCTTGTGCTGTGGTCATACCAGACATAAAGTTGTACAATTCTAGGTTAGATTTAGTTGAATTTAAATAACCATCAGCAGGTGAATCACCAAGATTCGTTGCTGCATCACCAATAGCAGTATTGGCATGGTCATCTTTATCCAATGCGAAAGCTGTGTTAGCTTCGTTATAGAATGTTTCTGTACCTGAGTTAGTAGAGTATCTTGAACGCATAGCAAAGATAAGTCCGGTTGGACCTGTCATTGGTTGTACGCCCATGATGTCATAAGCTACTAAGTTAGGCATTGCTCTACGTACTAAACTTATTAGTACCGGGTCATATATGTCGACTGCACCTGCAGAAGCAGTACTAGAAGAAGCACCCATGGCATTAGCCGGGGCTGCCTCAAGTAGGCTCTGAGGAGCAAATGATGCCTGCTCGCGTAAAGCAGTTTCAGTGTTTTCAAGAACAGCTGCTGTTACTGAGCGTCTTAATGGATCTGTTATTTCTGGTAGATCACCGTGCTCTAGTATTGGCTGCCACTTCTTGACTAGCTCTTCATTTAATTTCATTTGGTTTCCCTCCTTGGGTCTTGTTATTATTTACGAACACTTCTAGATATTGCTTTTGAATAAGCAGCCATTGAACCAGTTGGCTGTGGAGCCTCTGAATCTACGTCCACAGGATCACTGTTAAGGTCCTCTGCATCAGTCTTAGCTTGTTTATTTGTAAAGTAATGTTCCTTCAATAAATCTATTTTTGATTTATATTCGTCATTGCTCTCATATTCTATTCCTTCTGAAAGTTTAGATAACTTATCAATTTGAGTCATAGTTAAGCCATCACATGCTTCTGTAAAAGTTTTATATCTTTGTAACTCATCAGTAGCCTTTTTAGCTTCTATACTTTTATTAACAGCTTCTTCTAACTTTCCTTCAAGCTCTTCTTTTTGCTTTTCCATTTCAGCAACAACATCAACTTTGTCTTCTGGAATACTGATATAGTTTTCCTTAAACAGAGTTTTGATGCCATCCATGAATGTTTCAGCAACTTCGACTTTAAGTGCATTCTCGATTGCAACTTCGTTATCTTTCATCCACTCTTCTGTGGCATAATTAAGATACTCGTCGACACGGTCAGTTAACTCTTTGCGGAATGTTTCTTTATCCTCTTCAAGTTTCTGACTGAATTCTTCTTGCATATGGACATGAAGCTCAACTAATTTAGTATTAACTGTTGCTTCAAATATGGTAGCAGCTTTACTACGGAAATCTTCTGATAGGTCATCCCCATCAAAAATTTCACCAACTGCTTCAGCAGCACCAGATGTGCTTAACTTTGGCATTGGATCTCTACCAGTTGATTGTGACTTACTTGCTGGTAATTTATTTTTACCAAAAGTATTCACTTCTCCTGCTAGTTTCTGTAGAG